TTCTTTTCTGTCTAAGTTGTCTAACCATCGTTAACTCCATACACTTTGTTAAAGTCAAAAAATCTCCACCTGTTAAGGTGGGCTACATTAGATTCGCTGTAGTTCACTTCATCTAAGTACTCAAGCAGTTCTTCCCAGTTGCTAAAGATTAGCTGGTGGGGAACTACACCAAACACCCAATTAGGGGCGTTGGCTTTACCCTGCTTGCATCTAATCAATACGGGCTTCTTCTGCGACAAGGCTAGGAATGCCTCATGATACGATCCGCACAGGTGTACGTCAAGGTCTAAGTTCATGACAATAAAATGCGCTATATCAACCATGCGAAGATCTACGGCGCATATGGGTTTCATCATGTCCGAGATTTCATCATATTTCTCATTGATCTTAAGCGTGTTAATATTATCTCTAATCGCATTATCTTCTTTTGCGTAATCACTAGGCTTGTCACATGGGTTAAAAACTCCTACCCCCATGTTTTTAATTTTTTTAGAAATATAGTCCCTCCACTCGGTCCCACCATCTGGAACCCTATCCATCGGACCACAAAGATAACATGTCATCCCCTTAAGTCTGTTCATGACTAACGGTCTCCAATAAAAATACCGCCCCCGCATCACTAAGGAGTGCGGGGACGGCTGGCGAGGAAGTCTCAGTAGATATCAGTAAGTGTCTGAATCATCTTGCTCTTCGTATTCTTCACCGTTTGAGGAACCCATAAGGTTGGACATGAATTCAGTAAACTGCTCTTCGGTCCAAGGCTCGCCATCTTCTGACTTATGGACAAGACTCTTAAGCGGACCTTCATAGTCGGCAATAACCTGATATTCACAGGTTCGGACCTTCTGACATTCACAGTCAGTTGGGACCGACACAACATCCTTGGGGTTGACCTTAACGATGACCACACGGTCACCAGCATGTTCGGCCCGGTAACCTTCGACGTATTCCAATGCTCCACAGTGAAGCCCATCAGAACAACCAACACTACAGTCATCGTTAACCTTACGGCGCTGCATACTAACAGTCTCGCCAACACTGTTATCAATAGTCTGAGACCACTTATCCTTATAATCACTAGTCACAGCCTTATAAGCAAGGAAGCAACCATCTTCTGTGATAGGAAGGTTCTTATGCTCAAGAAACGTATACAGTTCTTGAACGGCGCGATTGCTATGG